AGCCTGCGGGCTCTGGTCCTTGGGGTTGATCCCCCTGGACGCTTCGACGATGGCGCGCAACTTGCGGGTCGAAATCTCGACGTTCTTCTTCTGCCCGTCGGTGATGCCGAAGATGCCGAGGTTTTCCCAGATTTTCCTCCCCTGAAACTGCCCCGCCGCGACCTCGAACTCGCAGTTGAGGTACTCAAGGCCCTTTTCGGACCGGGTGAGGAGGGGGTGGGAACCCTCGAATCCGGCCTTGGGCGCCCGGATGTTGAGCCGCACGGGCACGATGGACTTTGGGGGGATCGCCCCTACGGCTTCTTTCTGTTCTCCGGCCTGGTTGAGGTCGAGCATGATGGTCTCCTAGGCCGCCGGGGCCTGGCTGAGGTTCGAAGGAACGGCGTAGCGCCCGCCGGTGGCCGCGTGCATGGCCTGATGAAATGCCCCCCAGGTCCTGTCCTGGCCGATGTATATCTCGTGGGGCAGGCTCCAATGGTTCTTGGCGACGTAGGCGGGCCGCTCATCCGTGAACAGGACACGCTCCCCGGTTCCGGTCGCCCGGAACTTGTCCTGCCCCTTGGATCCGCCGTCCTTGGTTTTGATGGCCTGGCGCTTATAGTTGGCGAACAGCACGGCGTTCGCCCACTCCTGCCAGAGTGCCCAGGCGCGCTTGTGGAGCTTAATCTGGTAACGGTCGTAGGCGTCGCCGTCCGGGGCCTGAAACGTCTTGATCTCGGCGTGGGCGATAAGCACGATCTGCATGCCCTTGATGTGCCGGAGGCTGTCGAGGCCGCCCATGATAAGCCGCCAATCGGCGTCCGCCTCGACGTAGCCCTTGCCGTAGCCCATATCCTCGATGCTCGAGAGGGGCCGCTCGCGGGACTCGTTCAGCCTGGAGACGGTGTTGGTCCAGACGAGAGGCTCCATCCAATCCAGGGAGTCCACCACCAGCGTCTTGAACGGGTGCTCCCCGTGCAGGGCCTGGATAGCCTCGCAAAGGTCCTGGAACGTGTTCGCCGGGCGCGGGAACGTCGGCACGTCGATGGCCGAAGCGTTGTCCTCGATCCTGAGCAGGATGGGGCTCTCGAACGTGCACCCGAAAGTGGTTTTCCCCAGGCCGTGGACGCCATAGAGAAGCACCTTGGGGGGCGACCACGTTTCCGTCGCCTTGGTGATGGAAGTGAGGTCGAACATGGTCTAGGCCTCCTTGATCTGGCCGTCTTCGATGATGACGCTGCACTCGTCGCCATGACCGACGCGCTCGATCCAGACCTGCGCGCCGTTTTCGGCGGCCATGGACGCGATCATGGCCAGGCTGTTCTGGTCGAGAAGCGAGCCGTCACGGATCAGCACGACTTTCAGCTGGGGATTCATGGCGAGGCCCATGGAGACGCTGACGCGAATCTTCTCGGCGTCGCTGGCCTGGGAGAAGGGGAGGCCGTTGAAGAGCACACCATCCTCTCCGAAGCTCATGCCCGGCACAGGGAACTTGGCCGCGGCCAGCGCTTCGGACTTCTTGGCGTCGATGGTTTCGATCTTGGTGGTGAGCGCTTTGGATTTCTCCTCCAGGGCCTGCGCCTTGGCGGACAACTCGCGGCGCTGCGCGTTGGCGGCCACCTTGCCGTTCAGGGCCTGGATGTCGTCCAGCTGGGCCAGGATGGCGGCCTCGTCTTCGCGCGCCAGAGCATGGAGCGCGGCCCGCTCCGATTCGACCTGCTGCTCCATGGACGCCTTGAGGGCCTTGGAGTCCTCGAGCTGCTTCTGAAGTTGGGCGATCTGCACCTCGAGCCCCTGGATATACTCCGCGCCCTTGGTGATCCTGCGCTGAAGGCTGTTGAACTCGGCCCAGCGGGCATCGATCGCCGCGTTCACGCCCTGGCGCCGCTTGAGCTCGGCCATCAACTCCGACGCCGACGCTTCCACTTCGGGAACGCCTTGGTAGAACGGCGTGCCCTCGACACCGGCCCAGGCGGCCTTGGCGTCGCGGTTCACCAGCGTGCGCTCGTCGTAGGCGGCCTGGCGCTCGGCATCCAGGGCGGCGAAGTCCAGGCCGACGAGCGTCTTGAGCGTGGCGAGTTGCGCCTTCGCGTCCATGCGGGCAAACTCCAGTGGGTCGAAGCTCAGCTTGCCCACCAGCGTATCCAGCATCTTCTGGGGCGATGTGAATTTTTCGCCGCCCTCGCTCGTCACGGTGAGGGCGGTCCCGCCGGCGGCCGTGAACGTCCGCTGGATGACCAGCCCGTTGTCGAGCGTGCAGACGATGCGGGCCTTGTTCTCGCCGTCGCGCACCGGCCTTTCGCAGTGGGTTGCCGCGCCCCCGATGGCGTAGACGATGGAGTCCAGCACGGAGCTCTTGCCCTGGCCGTTGTCGCCTCCGACGATGACCAGATTGCCGTCTGGCGTGATCTGGACAGCCTTGATGCGCTTCACGTTGTTTGTTTCAAGGCTCACGATGTGCATGGTCATCCTCTCCAGTTGGCCGCCCAGCGGCGGCGCTCGTAGTTTTCAAGGGGCGGCAAGTCTTCCGGAATCGGCACATCGCACTCGTGCCCGCGCCGGGTCTGATGGCCCGTGGTCCCGCAGTAGCCAAAGCCGCCGCCGGTCTTGGCGTGTCAGCCGGGGCACTTGAAGCAGATTTCGGGGAGCGCGGGCGCGGCCATTTATTGCCCCCTCGCCTTGGCGAGGGCGTCCGCCGCGTTCGTAATCAGCCTGTAGTGCTCGTCGGGGATGCGCAGGACGCCGCGCGCGTTCAGCTCGTACAATCGCTCTACGATGGACAGCAGGTCCGGCGCGGCGGCGAACATTTTCGCCGTTTTCACGGCCATCGCGCAGCTTGTCTCGACCGCTACAGGCCCCCCGTCGTTTCCGATCAGGTCCTGAGGATCGGGGATGCGCATTTCGGCAATCACGAGGTGCATCCCCTCGCCTGCGAGGTCTGTCGTGACGTAGACATCCCCGTACTTGTTCGGCCCAGATGCCCGGTACTTCCCGGGCCAGCGCCTCGCTTCCATGTCTATCTCCTCCCGGTGACGCGGCAGAACGTGTAGCCCGCCGCCAACATGATCTTCATGCACCGGCCGCGGGTGTTGTGCGTGCATTCAACGAGCTTCATGGCCTTCCCCTTGCGGAACGTGAGCCGGTACTTCATAGCGATCACCCGCCCCACGTCGTCGCCAGGCGGGCGAGGTAGACGACCAGGATCAGCATCCCGGCCACCACGAGGGCGGCCACCGCGTTCCAAATCAGGTTCCACCGCTCCAGGCGCGTCAACGGCATGTGCAGGTTGTTCACGTCCGACCTCCTTCTTGGGCCGGGGGAGTCTCGATCTCCCCCGGCCGCCAGCTTCTCCCCGAATGGGAAACCTGCCCCTGTTGACCGGATGCCGACGATGCGCACCACGCCGCGTCGGGTTGATGGTTGATGATGCCGTTTCACCAGCCGCCCGGGAGCCGTCCGGTTCCCGGAAAGTCGTCTCGCGGCCCCTTGAGGGCCGGGGAGGGTGGGCACTCTCCCCGGCGGGTCTGCCCTTGTCAGACGATGCTCGGCCTACCGCCCTTTGGTAGCGCGTGGCGGACTTCCCCGCCTTCGTCCTTGCCCGTTTGCAGGCACAAACCCACTGGACCCAGCCAGTCCCCGATCAGGATGAGCATGTGCGCTCCTGGTTGGGGTTGACCCTCAAGGGGCCGCGATTCGGAGCATGGGGCAGGGGCGGGCCGGGCTTGATACCGGCTGGGGCGCTTCGTTCGGCTCCCAAGGGCCTACCCGCCCCCCTACAGCTTCGCCCGTCCTTCCGGGCCGCCGCCCCTCCGCATGCTCCGACTCAAAGATCAGCCGGCCAGCACTCTTTCGACCTGTCCCACCAACGCGCGCCCCTTGATCTCCATGTAGGCGGATGCCGCGATCTCCCGAAAAATGTCCTTTCCGCGCCACGTGCGCCCCTCGATGGCCTCCATGCACAGCTTGTCCAGGGCAGCCAAGGCGTCCTTCATCAGGCCGCGCATCGTCTCGGGGTCGCTCAGCTGCTCCAGCGAGTACTTGCGCTCTCCGGCGATCTTGACCATCTGTGCTTTCAGTTCGGGTGTGAGCATGCCGTCCTCCGCTGTCGTTTCGTGTCCCCCGCCCCTCACCCGGTTTCCCCTGTCCCTCCCGTCGTCCTCTCGGCGCGTTCCGGTTTGGCCTGGCGGCCTGGGCGCGGGTACTTGCTTCCCGGCGGGCCGTGTGGGTGGCGTTGAGGAGAGAATACACGCATGAATATTCTCGTCAAGAATAAAGTATGAATATTTTTTGAGCTGGGGAGGGGAGCGAGGGGGAATAAAAAAGGCCCCTCTGGGGGCCTTGGAGAAAGTCTATTTCTTAATGAGCAGCTAAGGCAAGTCGTGTCCAGTCCAAATACATTCACCGATTACTTCAAAGTCTGGGTCATCTTGATCAACAATTTTGTCTTTTTTGTTTTGGTCTGAAATTAATCTGTAAACATCAACATCAATCAGATTGTCTTGTTCATCATCTTTTGATTCATCAAGAGGCGTTTTGATGCTGTCTTTAATTATTCGCTTTATGTAAAGCTCTTCACTGTATCTGAAAAAATAAATTCTGTTGCTAATAATATCCTTTCTGCTCTCGTCAACTAAAACCATCGCTCTGTCTGGGATTGTTGGGTGCATTGAATCGCCAATTGCTCTAATGATTATCATCGAGTTTACTGGCCCCTTGCTTCTCAACCAATCGCTTCTAAATGCCAACGTCCCCCTAACTTTTTTACTATTTTCAAGGCTTCCAGGCCCCATTGATCCAACCGCTTCAACAATTGGTATTTCAGTATAACCTATTTCTGGTAGCAGTGTGTTTACTATGTATTTATCGTTAAGCAATTCTTTCATAATGCTTATGTAGTCTTGCTTGCTAAATACAATGTTGGTTCCTCCTTCAATTCTGTTGCTAACACCTCGAATATGTGTGCTTTGCTTATGAATTGTTGGTTGCTGCAATTGTTGTATGTTAGATTGTACGTGCGAAGTGACTAGGTTTGATTTTAAAAACCTGGATTTAAACAAACTTTCTTCGTTGATTGCTATTATATTGACATCAACCTTAAGAGAATCTGCAATTTTTTGCTTTATTTCCTGTGTCGGCTCATGCTTCCCACCAATAATTTTGGAAATTGTTCCTTGCGTGACTCCCGACATATCGGACAGTTGGGACTGCGTAATCCCGCGTTCATTTATGATCGCCCGGAGCCCCGCTCCGAACCCAGATGTCGCCCTATCTTTCTCTTGACGAATATTCTCGTCCGGCATATTCATGACTCCTATGAAAGCTGAAGACTATTCACAGACCAAACTTTCTCAGGCGCTCGGGCTCAGCCAGGGATACTTGAGCAAGATTCTTCGCAGGATGGTGAGGCCATCGCCCGAGGTAGCCGAACGGCTTGAGGCTGTGACGGGCCAGCACAGGTTGTGGTGGCTCTACCCAGATCAATACGACGAGACGGGCATTCCCATCAAGAATAATATCGGGGGTCATCATGTCACGCCTCCCACGGGCACGTCTGCCACTGAGCCGTGCCGTCAAGGTGCTCCAGAATGATCGCCTCGATCTCGGCTATCTGCTCATGCGGTGGGCTTGAGAGGGGGATCGCACGAAACTCCGGCTTTGCGCCGGGGCGCTTGAATCTGACCAGGGCCTGTTGGCCGGACCGTCCGGCAGGAAACGTCACCGTGATGTCCATGCGGTGGCAATAGCACCTCAGCGAATAAAGGACACCGTAACGTCATGGACGAATTACGAAAGGCATCGGAAGCCATCCAGCACGCCGCGCACAAATTCGGGGTAAAGGCCCTGGCCGCTGAACTGGATAAGGCCCCGTCCACGCTTTACGACGAGCTCTCCCTGTCTCCGGGCGCGAAAGCGAAGCTCGGATTTGATGATGCGCTGCGCATCATGGTGTTCACCCAAGACGTAAAGGCCCTGCGCATCGCCGCCAGCAAGCTCGGCTACGCGCTCACGCCCATCGAAGACCCTGTGCCGGACCGCCCCACCATCGAAGGCGAATGCCTGGACGATTACCCCAGCATCCAGGCCGCGCACACGCTCATCCAGGACGGCGAGCATCCCGTCACCGTCGAGCAGCAGTTCGAGGAGCATTTCCGCGAATGCCGCCAGACCCTGGCCGCCTACAAGGCGGAATGGGTCAAGAAGAGCCACCGTTGATGGACGCCGCCGAATCAATCGTCTCCGCGTCCAGCAGGTTCCCCTGCATGGACCTCGCGCCCAGGAAGGGCGTGTCCTACGTCACGGACGGCTTCTGCGCCGCCTACAAGACCCGTCTCGTCTGCTTCGACTGCAACCGGGGCAAGCGCCTGGCCATGGATCAGGCCGAGGCCGCCGGGCTCATGACCAAGATCATCACCAAGAGGGAGGGCCACATGGCCAAGGGAAACTGCGAATGCTGCGGCATCAAGAACGTGTCCATCTACCGCAAGGGCGGCGTGAACCGCTGCTATTCCTGCCACAAGACTCAGGCCGAGCCCATGGGCATGCCGGGGGCTGTCGTCGAGACGCCAGCGAAGCAAGAGCCCGCGCCGATCGAGACGCCGAAAGCTGAAATCGAGGCGGATGCTTTTCCCGTTTCGGATGAAGTGGAAGGATGCGCCCGGTGCGGCGAGACCCGACACGTTCTTTCCGCAACCGATCGACTCTGCCCCGCATGCTTCTCCAAAGCGTGGAGCAAAGGCGAGCCAGTGCGCCAGAATACCCCTGGATGCGCCCAGATGCCCCCCGACGCCCCCAACGTCGCCGCAGGATCTTCCGAGCCCTCCTGGAGCGATTTCGAGCCCTACCAGGGCATGAACGGGCGCTCCGCGCAGGGCCTCTACGCCGCCATCTCCACCGCCGACCTGCGCCTGTCCTTGGAGGTCACGCAGGCCATGGACATCGCCAAGGGCGACTACCTGGCCGTCGCCTACAACCCCAACACCAAGGCCCTGGCGGTCAGAAAAAGCACCCAGGACGATCCCCACGCCCTGAAGGTCTCCACGGCCACCCAGCGCGCCCAAGCCCAGATCGCGGCGTCCGGGCTCCGCAAGGCCTTCGGCATCGAGCTCGTGGCCACCCGGTTGCCCGTGACCATGACCAGCTGGGGCGTCGTGGTGCACCTGAGCGGAGACGCCAGGGCCTAGCCATGCTCCTCGACCTGAACAGCCGCTCCGCGCCCGCCGTCTCCGGCCGCATCGACTGGCACGTCGACAGCGCCATCGATGCCGAGGCCGCGGGACAGCCGCGCCGCGACTACCTGGGCGCGTCCGTGCTGGGCGGATCCTGCGAGCGGGCCGTGCAGCTCTACGCCCAGGGCGTCGGGCAGGATCGGCCAGCCCTCGGGCGCAAGCAGGACATTTTCCGGCGCGGGCACTGGATCGAGGCCCTCATGATCGAGCGGCTGCGCGCGGCAGGGTTCGTCCTGGCCGATGTCGATCCGCGCACCGGGCGGCAGTTCGAGGTTTCTTGGCTGGACGGCCGGGTCAAGGGGCACCCGGACGGGCTGCTCCTGCACTGGCTGGGCCAGGGAGAAAGCCCGGTGGCGCTGCCAGCGCTCTGGGAGTGCAAGGGCCTGGGCTCCAAGTGGTGGAAGCGGCTGGTCAAGGATGGGCTGCGCAAGGTCTTCCCCGGCTACCACGGACAGATGCAGCTGCTCATGGGCGGATTTAGCCTGGAACGCGGCCTGTTCACGGCCGTCAACGCTGACACCATGGAGCGCCATCACGTCGTGGTCGCCTACGAGGCGGGGACGTGCTCGAACCTGCTGGCCCGGGCCGAACGCATCTTTCTCCTGACCGGGGCCGGGGAGAACGTGCCCAGGGCCTACCGGGACGGCGACGGCATGGAATGCCGTCTCTGCTTCTACCGACAAGCCTGCTGGGGGCCGCGCAGTGAATGAAGAGGAGCGCCCGAAAATGAAGGTCATCGACCTGAACACGGCGCGGCGCCAGGATGAAGAAGCCGGCCCCGTGCGCCAGTCCTACGGCCAGGTTATGGAGTCGTTCCGCGATGCAATCGCGGCCGCAGGCCTGGGGCGGCCAGACATCGCCGCGGACGGCCGCATCCACCGCTTCGACCTGCCGGACGAGAAGGGCGGGAAGAAGGGCGGCTGGTACGTCTTCTACCCAGACGAGAACCCATGCCCGGCCGGTGCGTTCGGGTCATGGAAACACGATTTTTCCGAGAACTGGAGCTCCAAGGCAAATTGGGAACTGTCCACGCAGGAGCGGGACCAGCTCACCGAGCACCTACGCCAGGCGAGGATCGCTCGGGACGAGGAACGCAGGCGCGAGGCTGACGAGGCGGCAAGCACGGCTACCGCAATACTCGCGGCCTCCCCTGACGCTTCCGATGAGCATCCGTATCTCCAACGCAAACAGGTCCACGCCTTCGGGCTCAAGCTCGGAGAACGCAACACCCTCTTGGTCCCGATGTTCGACACGGCCGGCCAGGTCAGGGGGTTGCAGCGGATCAAGGCGGACGGAGAGAAGCTGTTTCTCAAGGGCGTTGATCCCAAGGGGGCCTTCGGATGGATCGAAGGCGACAAGGCCACGATCTACGTTGCCGAGGGCTACGCCACAGGCGCGTCCATCCACATGGCGACCGGCCAGGCCGTGGCCCTGGCGTTCAACGCAGGAAACCTCGAACCGGCCGCCAGGGCCATCAAGGAGGTGTTTCCGAAGTCGAAGCTCATCGTCGCCGGCGACAACGACCGCTGGACGACGAAGCAGGACGGCACGCCATGGAACGTTGGAGCCGAGAAAGCGTACCGGGCAGCAGAATCTGTCGGGGGACAGGTGGTCATCCCGGAGTTCAAGGATCTTGCCTCACAGCCGACCGACTTCAACGACCTGCACGCCCTGGAGGGGCTGGAGGCTGTCCGTATTCAGGCCAAAGGGTACAACACGAGGATCTCGGACTACGGCCTGGATCAACTCAACGGGCGAGAAGTGCCGGCCCGCGAATGGCTGGTGGAGCACGTCATCCCCATGGACGGCGCTTTCATCTTCGCGGCCCCGGGCGGAACGGGCAAGGGCCTGCTCACCCTGGACCTGGCCATCAAGGTTTGCCAGGGGCCCGGGCAGGGGATCGACCTCAACCACTCAGCCGGAACCCTTGGGCACCAGGTCATGCAGCATGGGCCCGTGGTCATGTTCTGCGCCGAAGACGACATCGACGAGGTACACCGCCGGGCCGCCAACCTCTGCGGCGAGTTCCCGGCAGGACTCTACGTGCTCTGCTTGCCGGACATGGCCGGGCTTCAGGCCATGGCGGTGGAGACGCGCAGCGGCTGCGAGATGACGTCTTGGTGGCAGGAGATGGTCGAGCAGATCGTTCAGATCAGGCCCAGGCTGATCATCATCGACCCGCTGGCGTGCTTCGTCTGGGCGGACCTCAACGACCGAAAGGTCGGAGCCGCCGTCATGGGCATGCTCTCCCACTTGGCCAAGAAAGCGCACGCTGCGGTTATCGCCGTGCATCACCTCAACAAGCTCCCGGACGGGATCAAGGACCTGGATGCCGCCAAGGTGAAGATCAGCGGTTCGGCCGGCTTCGTGGACCACGCCCGCGGGGCCTATGTCCTGTGGCCAGAGGAAGAGACCAAGGCCAAGAAGCTCTGCAAGGACCTGGACGTGGAGTACATGCGCGGCCGTGTGGTCTGCGGCGGGCTGGCCAAGCACAACTTCCCTGGTGACAACGAGCTCAAGACCTTCATCCGCGACGAGCGAGGCCTTCTGGTGGTCTCCACAGACCGCGTGAAGCAGCTTGAGGCCATCGCCATTCCGAAGCTCCTGAAGCTGCTGACCGACGCGGTGGAGCACGCGGCCAAGCACGGGCACCCGTTCCAGCACATGGGACAGCATGGGCTCTACGAGCGCAGGGAGCGCCTGCCAGAGGCCTTGCGCACCCTGGGAAGGAACAAGCTCGAATGGCTCGGACGCCAGCTCCTGGACGGGAAGAAGATCGCCAAATACCGGGCGGTCGGCTCCAAGGCAGAGGTGTGGCTCGACGTTCCGGCGGGCGACTTCGCCCAGGGCATCGGGACCCTGGAACACGGCGACTACGACCCCCTCAAGGAAGAGGCCACATCGTAATGATAACGATTGATAATTTCATCCCCGGGCGTCCATCCCCTACCTCAAGCGTGGCCGGGGACGGAATGGAAAATCTAGGATTCATGCGGGTTCCCTGTCACCGGCGAGACATGCGCCTACAGCGTTTATAGCGAAGCTATAAACGCGTAGGGGCGCATGCGCGAGGGCGCGCACGTGAAGAGCAAAAACGAGGCCAAGATGAGCGAAGAAGAAGGTAGAAGGTGGTCGGTTTGGTTCAGACCTGGAAAGGGCGGATGGATAAAAGTCTTGGCTACACGCTATCCGGCTTGTCGAGGGAAAAATCATTACCACTTGTCATGGTGCGAAAAAGAAAAGCGTTTCGCCGAAGGGACAGAGTTCAAGCGACTGAACAAAGAGAATGCGGATCAGCTTGTTGAGGCCATGATTGAAGCGCGGGAGGCGGGATGGTTGAGCTGAAATTACCCTGGCCGGTGAGCACCAACAAGGCATGGAAGCCCAGGGGCAAGAACCGCATGCGGCTCAACCCCAAGGCCAAGCTCTACCGCTTGGCGGTCAAGTCCATCGTCCTGGCGGCGAAGCTCCAGGGGCTGCCCATGCAAGGTCCGCTGGAGGTTATCATCACGCTGTGCCCCCCGGACCGTCGGACGCGTGACGAAGACAACTTCGCTGGAAAGACGCTCTACGACGCCCTTACCAAGGCTGGGGTTTGGGGAGACGACTCTCAGGTGCGAGCCAAGCACGTTTTCTGGGGCGGAGTGATCAAGGGCGGACAGGTGACCGTGCAGATCAAACAACACGTGGAGGGCTGAGTCATGAGCCTGGATCAGAAGCTCATCGACATGATCGAAAACGCCGTGGCCAGGGCCGAGGAGAAGCATCCCAGCCTCGGATCGGACCCCTATGGCGTGATCATGGAGGAGGTCGAAGAGGCGCGCGCCGAATACTACGTCGGCCAGGCAGGGCGCGAGATGGAAGAGCTCTTGGACGTCATCGCCCCGTGTGTCCGGCGCATCAAGGCGTTGATGGCATGAGCGCTCACGAGAACGGAGCGGGCTACGGCGCAACGCCTTACACAGCATGGCTGGAGCGCAGAGTGAATGACCTCGAACGCCGCGTGGCCGACTTGGAAGCCCTGCCCAAAGCGGACGTGAGCGGGAAGGTGTTCGTCCGGAGACAGGCCGGATGCGAAACGCGCGAGGATGCCCCAGGATCGCTCGGGGAGGCTGGGGTAGGGCAGGACGTCGTCCGGGACGGCAGGGAGCCCCTGGAGGCGGGGGAGGGGCAAAAGTCTGGGCGTTTTGAGTCGCAGACCGAGTGCGCTCCTCAGCGCGTAGTTTCGTCCTAATTTGGGGGTAATTTTCGTGGATGACCCGAGATACAAAACCGCGCGGTGGAAACGGCTTAGGGCGCTGAAACTTCGCCGCGACCCCCTCTGCCATTACTGCGCCCAGGTCGGGCGCACGACGCCGGCCAACACGGTGGACCACGCCCAGCCCGTGACGCGTGGCGGCGGATTCTGGGCCTGGGAGAATCTGCGCAGCGCCTGCGAAGCGTGCAACTACTCGAAGCGGGACAAGACTGAGAGCGAATTCCTGGCGAAGGGGTGCTCACCGGACGGCATGCCCTTGGCGCCGAACCATCCGTGGAATCGGGAGGCTCACCGTGGGTAGGCCAAGATCAAGTAAGAAAAAATTTCACATTGCAATGTCTGAAAAAACAATGGCTACATTAAAGCGTATGGCACTTGAAAACAAAGTGAATGTTGGAGATATAATAGAGTATTTTTGTGGATTAAGACAGATGAATAACCAAATTGCAATAGACATTGAGGTTAATCGCAACCACTTTGAGTGTGTTGCGGAGGCCTACCGTGGGTAAGCGTGGCCCAACACCTGGTGGGAAATTGTCCGCCATTCCTAGGGCAGGTGCGAAACGTCCATCACCCCCAGCAGGGATGTCGCCACGGGCGAGGGCGTTGTGGGTGTTTCTGGTAAAGACTCTCGCCGAAGACCATTTTGGTCCAGGAGATCGCCACCTGCTTCAGGCCTACTGCGAAGCGTACAACGACCTGATCGAGGCCCAGCAAACGATCAAGGACGAAGGTCGCTACGTCACTGGAGGAAGTGGGGGGAAAAAACGACATCCGGCTATAGCAGACGTGAATGACGCGAGAAACGCCATGTCCATGCTGGCGACGAAGTTGCGCTTGTGCGCGAACAGCCGGATCGACAAGCACAAGGCCGGGAGGGAGAAGGCTGAGCCGCAATCGAAGCGCGCCGGGCTCATGTTCGGGGGTGGCAGCGCGTGAGGATCTACATGTCCGACCGCGGAGAGCGCGTCGCGGCGTTCATCAACACGCTGTGCATCCCCGAGGGAATGCACGTGGGCCAGCCGTTCAGGCTCAGGGACTGGCAGCGAGACATCATCCATCAGGTTTACAGCCCGGTTGACGAGAACGGTCGGCGCATCGTGCGCAAGGTGATCCTCTCCGTGGCCAAGAAGAACGGGAAGACCCCCCTGGTGTCCGGGATAGCCTTGACGCACCTCTGCGGGCCGGAGGCCAAGCGCAACGAGCAGCTCTATTCTGCCGCGTTTGAGCGCGAGCAGGCGGGCATCACCTTCCGCTATGCCCGGCAGATGGTCGAGATGGACGAAGAGCTCGCCGGCGTGGTGAACGTGAAGGCTGCAACCAAGGAGCTCGTGGCCAGCAACGGGTCGGTGTTCAAGGCCCTATCCTCCGAGGTCAGGGGAAAACACGGCATTGGCCCGGCCTTGCTGATCTTCGACGAGCTCGCGCAGTTCGGATCGGACAGGGAGTTCTACGACACGTTGGCCCAGGGCCGCGGGGCCCATGAGGAGCCCCTGATGTGGATCATCTCCACGCAGGCGGCAGACGACAAGGCCTTGCTCTCCCAGGAAATCGACTACGGGCTGAAGGTCATGTCCGGGGAGATCGAAGACCCGACCGTGAAGTGCTTCCTGTTTACGACACCAACCGACGCGGAGATTTCTGACGAAGAGGCGTGGCGCCTGAGCAATCCGGCCCTGGGCGACTTCCTCAGCCTGGCGGACATGCGCGAGGCGGCCAGGACAGCCACGGCCATGCCCAGCGCTGAGGCAGGATTCCGCAACCTGAGGCTCAACCAGCGCATCGACGCGGCGGCCCACTTCATCACCCCGGCCGTGTGGAAGGCCAACGGAGGCGAGGTGGATCAGGAGCTGTTCACCAGCGCCAAGGTCTGGGGCGGCCTGGACCTCTCCGGGAAAAACGACCTTTCCAGCCTGATCTACACGGCGGATGACGGCGCCGCGGACTGGCACGTGCTTCCCAGGTTCTGGACCCCGGCGGACTCCCTGCGCGAGCGCGGCGACCGGGACAAGGTTCCCTACTCCCTCTGGGCGGACCAGGGCCATCTGGAGGCCGTGCCGGGCAAGGTCATCGACTACGCCTACGTGGCCCAGGCCATCCAGCGGGACATGGCGGTCATGAACATTCAGGGCATCAAGTTCGACCGCTGGCGCATTGCGGACCTCCAGCGCGAGCTCGTGGAGATCGGCGTGGACGCCTGGATCGACGGCCAGGACAAGCCCATCCCCGGAGGCCTGCGTCTCATCCCGCACGGCCAGGGGTTCAAGGACATGACCCCGGCGGTGGAGATCGTGGAGGATCTTTTGGCCAGCGGGCGCGTCCGGCACGGCATGCACCCCGTGCTGACCTGGTGCGCGGCCAACGTGCGGGTGCAGGCGGACCCGGCCGGGGGCAGGAAATTCGACAAGCTGAAGTCCACGGGCCGGATCGACGGCATCGTGGCCTTGTCCATGGCGCTGAACGGTGCGGCGACGGCCGTCGTGGTGAAGCCCATTGTGGTGGGCCTGGACCTCTGGGACTAGGGGGAGACGATGATCTGTCCGAAGTGCGGGAAAGGGAAGCTGAAAGTCACGGGCGAGGCCCTGAAAGAAACTCCTGGCGAGGCCGTCCGCAAGCGTTATTGCACGGAATGCGACGCGCTGTTCGAGTCCACGGAGGTCTTGACGGCCGTGCTTGAGCGTCGGGAACTCGGGCGTCCTCCGAAAAAAGTTGAGGTTGCGGCCTAGTATTTCCGAATTTTTCGGAAAAATTCCTTTTATTCGGCCTCATCATCTCGCAGACCCTGGACCATGAACGTCCAGGAACTTGCCCGCCGCCTCTGCCCGAACGCTTCACCGCTGGGACTTTCCGCCTTCTCCAGGGCGGATGTCGTCCTCCCCGCCTTCGGCGTCAACACCCCGCTCCGTATCGCCCACTTCCTGGCCCAGGCCTTCCACGAAACCGGCGGGTTGGCGAGCAAGAACCTGGAAGAGAACCTGTTCTACAGCGCGGAAGGCCTGGCCAGGACCTTTCGTAAATATTTCGCCTCGGTCGAGGCAGCCCAGCCCTACGCCAAGAAGCCCGAGGCCATCGCCAACCGTGTCTACGGCGGACGTATGGGCAACATCTCCACCGGGGACGGCTTCCGCTACCGTGGCCGTGGGGTTTTCCAACTCACCGGCAAGGACAACTACCGGGCCATTCAGGGAATCATCGGCGTCAACCTGGTGGACAATCCGGACCGGGCCGCGAGCGCCGAATACGCCCTGCCGTGCGCCTGCGCGTTCTGGAACATGCGCCGCCTCTCTCCCCTGGCGGATGAAGACGACCTTCGGGCCATCACCTACCGCATCAACGGCGGCTACAACGGCCTAGCCGACCGGGCCGCCTGGCTGGTCAAGGCCAAGGAGGCGCTCGGTGCATAACCTCGCTCTTGCCCTCTGTCTGTTTGTTGCCGGGTGCTGCGCTCCCTGCGCGTGGACAATCCGCGGAGTTCCCGGTGAGCGCCTGGTTGGGTCAGCGGTCCGAGACACCCCGCACGGGCAGCGCCTGACAACCTGCTGGAGCACCGACAGTCAGGGGCAACAGCCCCTGCTGCACATCGTGAATGGCCCAAACGGACGCAAGGTTTGCGTCCAGGAGCGCTGACGTGCCCTCGTGCTCGCGCCCTGAGCTTCCCAACTGCCACGGCTGCGAGCACTTCTCCTGCGGCACGCCGGCCACCCCCTGTTTGCATCCGAACCATCAGCCTGACGGGCCTTGCCCCGGGCGGAAACCAAAGGAGTCTCCTCATGCGTAAAATTTCGACCATCCTCGCCGTCGTGGTGATCCTGTGCGCGTCCCTGGGCCTCCCCGGCTGCTTCAGCATCTACGGCGAGTACGACAACAAGGCCTCTGCCTCCTCGCTCTCCTCCCTCGCTGCCCAGGCGCCCGGGGCCATCTCGGCTCTGTCCGAGGTGGCCCTGGCCACGCCTGTGGACGCTGCCACCAAGGAACAGATCGCGGGGTACGCCAAATGGGCCAAGCTGGGCGCGGACGCCGTGTCCGGCATCTCCACGGCCCTGAGCGCTCCGGACGCGGCCAGCCAGGCCACGGGAGCGGTGCAAGCGATCAACACCATCGTGCAGCAGACCCCGCTGGACTCCGGGACCAAGGAGACGGTGGGCAACTGGAGTTCGTGGGCGCTTCTGGCGCTCAAGGCTGCCGCAACCATTGTCCCGCTGATCCTGTAGGAGCCGCTCGTGGACGCCCCGGCAAAGACGCTGCTGGACCAATACGGCCACCTCCTTCCGCCGATCGTGCTGGCGATTCTTGGCGGCATCGTCAAGGCGCTGCTTGCGAGAAGGGCCACGAATTGCTCGTGGCCCCGCATGTTGGTCGGCGTGCTCGTGGACGTGGTGGTCAACGGCATGGTGGCCGGGTTTGTCGGGGCCCTGGTGGGTCTGTCCCTCCAGGGAACAGGCTGGAGCCAGGGTGTCCAGTGGGCGCTTATCGGCCTTTCTGGCTTTCTCGGAGCGGACCTGCTCAAGGTTGTGGCCGCCCGCTGGCTTGACACCGTGAAGCGCTGCGAACTGCCCGGGGCTGGCAAGTAGTCATGTCCTGGATCACGCGCATGTTCGGCCTGGAGGCGAAGGCCCGGGCCATGACCACGAAGGACCTTCTGGACGAGCTCCAGTCCCGGGCGTCTTCGCGGTCCGGCGTGCGCGTCACCTGGAAGTCCGCGATGGAGGCCACCACGGCCCTGGCCTGCGCCCGGGTCATCGCCGAAGGCATCGCCCAGGTCCCGTTCAAGGTCTACCGCAAGGCGGACCGGAAGCGCTCCCCGGCTGAGGCCCATTCGCTTTTCGATCTCCTGGCCGTTGCTCCGAACGAGTTTCAGACCGCCTACGAGTTCCGCGAGATGCTGGCCCTGCACCTCGTTTTCTGCGGAAACGCCTTCGTCTGGAAGAACCGGGCACGGGGCAGGATCGTGGAGTTGCTGCCCTTCCAGCCCCAAGAGGTCACGGTCAAGCGCGAAGGCTGGGCCGTGTCCTACGAGGTGCGCACCGAAGGGGGGCAGTACTTCCAGCTCCAGGCTTCGGACGTGTGGCACCTGCGCGGCCCGTCCTGGAACGGCTGGATGGGCCTGGAGTCCGTGCGCCTGGCCCGAGAGGCCATCGGGCTTGCTCTGGCCACCGAAGAGCACGGGGCCCGCTTCTTCGGCAACGGGGCCACCCCCGGCGGCATCCTGACCACGGATGCCGACCTGAAAGAAGATCAGGCCAAAGCGCTTCGCGCGTCCTGGGAGGCGCGTCACGCCGGGGGCGAAAACGCCCACAAGACGGCCGTGCTCTGGGGCGGTCTCAAGTTCAACCAGATGAGCAGCCACAACGACCAGGCACAGTTTCTGGAGACGCGGAAATTTCAGGTCGAGGAGATTTGCCGGGCCTTCCGAGTCCTGCCCATCATGGTCGGCAGCTACGACAAGGCGGCCACCTACGCCAGCAGCGAACAGATGTTTCTCGCCCACGTGGTGCACACGCTCTGCCCCTGGTTTGCCAGGATCGAGTCGAGCGCCGACAAGGCGCTTCTCACGGCCGAAGAACGGGCCCAGGGCCTCTACACGAAGCACACGGTCAACGGGCTCCTGCGCGGCGCGGCCAAGGACCGCGGCGAGTTCTACGCCAAGATGTCCGGATGCGGGGCCCTGAGTCCCAACGACATCCGTGAGTTGGAGGACTTGGACCCCTACGATGGTGGAGACGAATACCGCGTGCCTATGAACACCGAACAGCCGGGGAGCAAAGATCAAAGCCAAGGAGGCGGCGATGCAACGCCTTAACTGCGGGCTCCTCGAGCTCAAGTTCGCTTCGAGTGACGGGCCTGTCGAGGCCATGACTTTTTCCGGGTACGGGGCCGTTTTCGGCAACGTGGACGCCTACGGCGACGTGATCGCCAAGGGCGCGTTTGCCGCCACCCTGGCCGAGGCCAAGACGTCCGGCCTGTGGCCAGCGATGCTCTCGCAGCATGGCGGGTGGGGCATGGGCGCGGACGACATGACCCCCGTGGGCGTGTGGACCGAGATGAAGGAAGACGACCACGGCCTCTACGTCGAGGGCAAGCTGGCGGACACGCCCCGGGGGCGCGAGCTCTACACGCTCATGAAGATGCAGCCACGGCCGGCCATCAACGGCATGTCCATCGGCTACCGGCCCATCGAGTGGTCGCAGCGGGAGAAGCCGGAAGACCCCAGGCGGACGCTCAAGAAGATTCAGCTCATCGAGCTTTCGCTCGTGACGTTCCCGGCCAACGGCAAGGCGCGCGTCACCGGCGTGAAGTCGGAAGACGGCGACGGCCCGGGCATCCGGGATGCTGAGGAGGCCCTGCGCGACGCCGGGTTCTCGCGGAAAGAGGCCAAGGCCATCCTGGCGGGTGGCTTCAAGTCCCTGCGCGACGCTGAGGACGGACACGATGAACTGGTCGCAATCCTGCGGCGGAACATCGCCACGCTCAAGGCGTGAGCGGGAGGACACCATGGACCCGATCGAAATCAAGAGCCTGCTGGAGCAGCAGGGCAAAGCCTTCGAGGAGTTCAAGAAGGTCAACGACGAGCGCCTGAAGGCCCTGGCCGAGGGCAAGGCCGTTTCCGAGCTGGAATCCAAGCTCGACAAGGTCAACGCCGAGCTCACCAAGCTGTCCAAGGACCTGGACGAGATCGCCAAGAAGGCGAACCGCCCCCCGGCCGGCGACGGCGGAGCGAGCCAGGAGAAGGCCGAGCACAAGAAGGCCTTCCTGGACTTTGTGCGCAAGGGCGTCGATTCCGGTCTGGCCGACCTCCAGAAGAAGGCCATGAACGTCACCACGGACGGCGATGGCGGCTACGCCGTGCCCGAGGAACTGGACCGCTCCGTGCTGTCCCTGATGCAGAACGAGAGCCCCATGCGCCGCGTCTGCAACGTGATCACCGTGGGCTCGCCCGACTACAAGAAGCTCGTGAACAAGCACGGGGCCGGGTCCGGCTGGGTGGACGAGGATGACGCCCGTCCGGAGACCGGGACCCCCGCCCTGGACGTCGTGACCGCGGTCATGGGCGAGATCTACGCGAACGCCTTCGCCACCCAGACCGTGCTCGACGACGCCTTCTTCAACGTCGAGCAGTTCATCATCTCCGAACTCTCCAGCGCTTTCGCCCTGGAAGAGGGCGCGGCCTTCGTGACCGGCAACGGCACCAAGAAGCCCAAGGGCTTCCTTGCCTACACCCAGGCCAGCACCGACGATGGCACCCGCGCCTTCGGACAGGTTCAGTACGTGGCCACCGGCACCTCCGGGGCCTTCGACACGGCCTCCGCGACGGTGAGCCCTGCCGACGACCTGATCACCCTGATCCACAAGGTCAAGTCCGGCCTGCGCCAGGGCGCGGCTTTCATGCTGAACAGCGCCACCCTGGCCGCCATCCGCAAGTGGAAGAGCTACGGCGACGGCAACTACATCTGGCAGCCAGGCCTTCAGGCCGGCCAGCCCTCGCAGCTCCTGGGCTACCCCGTGGTGGAGAACGAGGACATGCCGGACATCGGCTCCGGGACCACGCCCATCGCCTTCGGCAACTGGAAGCGCGGCTACACCATCGTGGACCGCATCGGCATCCGCACACTGCGCGATCCCTACACCAACAAGCCCTACGTCGGGTTCTACATGACCAAGCGCGTGGGCGGCATGCTGGTGGACTCCGAGGCCATCAAGCTCCTCAAGCTGGCCGCCAGCTAAACGGGAACACGGAGGGGGCGGCCATCCGCCCCCTCTCCGGAGACGACATGAAGACCGTCAAGTTCACCAAGCCCTTCGGGTTCGCCCTCAACGGATTCGAGACCACGCACTTTCAGGCGGGAGACGTCCTCTCCGTGTCCGCATCCTGCGCGGATTCCGCCGTCCAGGCCGGGGCCGCCGAGTACGCGGAGGAGGCGTCGGGGGAGTCCGAGGCCCCGGGCGAAGAGGCCCAGAAGCCCAGGGGCAAGGGGAAGCGGTCTCGCGCCTCCTAGTCTGCGGCGACGCCCCGGGTTTGCTCCTGGACCTGGAGCGCGTGAACTGGCGGCAGGGGTGGCACGTGATGTTGGTGAACAGATCCGGACTCAGGACGATGCATCCGGCCAGATGGTGGGCGACGTATCACCCGGAGTATTTCGAACGGGAGCGGTGGATGGAGCGGCGCAGAGCGCTCGGAGGCAACACGGATATGACGATCATCGCGGACAGCAACTACCGGGGCATCCCGGGCATGGTGCGCCAGGGGCAGCCGCTCTCTGGCTCGTCCACGCTGTTTGGCGTCATGGCCGGGCTTGCCCTGGGGTACATGCGCGTCCTGGTCGCGGGCGCGCCTCTCGACGATGTGGCCTACCACCACTACCGCCGCGGCTGGATCAACGAGGCGTCCTCCCTGGCCGGTCGCGTCCGCTCGCTGTCCGGGTGGACAAAGGACTTTCTGGAGGGCCTGGCCCATGGCGCTTAGAGTCGTCACCCCGCCCGTCATCCGCCCGGTGTCCCTGGCCGAGGTCAAGGCCTTCTGCCGGGTCACGCACGACCTGGACGACGCCATGATCGACGCCATGATCGCGGCGGCCACGACCGCGTGCGAGCAGATCACCGGGCGCGCCCTGGTCGAGCAGACGCTGGAACTGGCCCTGAACGAGTTTCCGGAGCGGATCGTCCTGCCTTCCCCGCCGCTCCAGGCCGTGGAGTCCATCCACTACGTGGACGGCGACGGCGCGGAACAGGCCCTGGGCTCTGGGGCCTACGTGGTCTCCAATTCCTCGGACTTCTGCAAGGCCTTCGTCCTTCCCGTCTACGGGATGACCTGGCCCGCCACCCGGGACGTGCCCGGGGCGGTCCGCGTTCGCT